CCCTCTTGCATGGTCAAACCTCAACACTGGAGAACCTAAGAAATATGATACCGAAAAGTCTTCACCAATGGCACTATCCTCCCGCACTGTAAGTGAAGTCGCTTTATTGCACTGCAACTCCACTTGTTTGACCATTCGTGCGTGTGTTCCCTCTGTGGCACTTAAGTCACGAGGGATTAAGAACCGTTCATCTGCATAATAGGGCCAATGTATAACGATCGATCGTTGAACACTCGAGTGCATCTGTTCAAAGCCTCTCAATCTTGCACTTGTGTCTGTGGTGGTATCATCTTGTCCACGACGAAATTTTACCAGACCATCACCTTGTTCAATCGTGTAATGGCCCACCATGGATCCACGTACGCAACCAAAGCACCAGAACAGGAGCCGATCCAAGGTCAATAAATCTTGAAAGCCTGAATGGTGCTCACCGACATTGTACACTCTAGCGACTGCCGACAGTGCGACTACACCATCTGATCGAAATGGGAGGTCACTAGGTGTGGCGCCAGTGGTAGTTCCGGAAATGTAGAACAAGTTGGTGGTTTTGAAGACCTTCCACAGGGTACGAAAGGAAAAGATCTGTTCGCCAAAGTGGACAGGGGCAATGTACTCCAACCCTCCGTAGGGTGAGCCGAATTCTACCTCCCCTTCAGACAGTCCAAGGAACCAAGCCGCTCGGATATAGCAAATCGGTGAGTCATATCCACTGCTCACTGCCAAACCAAAAGGGCGTAAGTAACTGATGCATATCAAGCCGACATCGGGAACTGTTGCTATGTTGACCGCTGTGGATGAATGTCTCCAAACAACGCCCTCACAATACACCACGGCATAGGCGACGTCACCTCGCGTCCCGCCACAGTAAGGGGATGTGACAATTGGCAACGTCCATTGGTGAGCATGGTCAGATTTGTAAGTGTTCAGCGTTATACCCCCGCCATTCGTGCGTGCAAACGACAGCGGCGATGGATCTAATCTTTGCCAGCTGTACATTGAGGGCGTCGTTGCTCTAAGGGCTGTGACCGAGAAACCATCAGTATTACCCGACACTGACAGGTTAAGGGTCCACATTCCAATTGTAGTGAAAATGCCAGTGAACGTTTGGGTCGTAGAAACATCCGTCGCAAATGTGTGGCTGCCCGCAGTCGTAGTCAACGTGCAACCAGAACCATTAGTGACTGTCATAGTGACTTGGGACGTGGTCATTCCGTCGGAAAAAACGGGAACGGTAATGGTCGTACAACCGGGCGGGATAACAACGCTGGACTCATCGGCGGTGAGATACGGAAAAGCCATTCCTGATGTGCCACCACAAATTAGGGCTAGGGGCACAATACTCACAACTGATTCACACGCTACAGGAACAAGAGAGGGTGCTGATGTCGTGGGAGGGTCCGTAGACATTGTCGGCGGTGCTGTGGGTCCATGCATTGGTGCTACACTGGTGGGCTTGGTGGTTGGTGTGGCAGATGAAGTTGGCAAATGCACTGGTGTCGAGGTGGGCGTTAACACTGGTAGTAGGTGTTGTCTGCTCTGCGAATTCACCCCGTGTGAACCAATTGTGTTGGTGCCAGGTGCCAGGGCTACGGCATTTTGGTACTCGGGTCCAGCGCTCAACATTCGTGCCGTGGTGATGGAACGTGTGCCGCGAGCAAGGGTGTAGCTGGTGACATCCATGGGCGCATAATTGCCCAGCCTAACTTTATCAATCCATCCTTCCACTACGATGTAAGCTTGCTGTACGGTATCTGAAAATGCTGCCAACGGTGTTTCTACATAAAGAGCAATAGCTCCATTCATGCAGGTTGGGACATAATCACCGAAGGGGTCAAGGAAACCGCCATTGTGAGTTGTTCGCAGAGTTACGGGTTGTTGCCATTCACATGTAACATCAATTACTTTGGAAGTTTGGATATCAACGATGAGTGAACGATTGGTGACGGTTGATCGACCCAATGGAATTCCAGTTGGCTCTGACACTAATTGTAGCATTCCGGCATTATTCGAAGGTGTGACAATAGTTATCCGATACTTATTGACCCAGTGGGCCGCGGCGAAGTTGGAAGTCACAAGAGCTGACGTTGTTGGAAGCACATTGCTATCTACGGAAGAATAGAGACCCTGACAACATGTATTTACGAGATGGAATATCTTCGTACCAGCAGAATC